TGAGAATAAATCTCAACAACATCGTATCTTTCCGCAGGACTGCTGTTGCCGTTTGAGCAATAGCACTCTGAGCGAACTGGGGAGCAATCCCCTTTCTTGTCCGTGTAGCCCAATTGGCAGAGGCAATAGACTAAGGATCTATTTGTTGGAGGTTCGAATCCTCTCACGGACACCATGTTGGGATAGTGTAATTGGTAGCACGGAAATCTCCAAAATTTCTAGTTAGGGTTCAAGTCCCTATCCCTTCGCCAAATTATAATGCAATTTGAAATGACAATTAGCACATAAAATTTGACACTTATTAATTTCAGTCATTATTCTTTCTTTTGACCAACCTTGGTTTATTGTTTTAGAAATTTCTATCTCTTTTTCTTCTGGGTTTTTATGGTGAAATTGAATTGTTGCTGGGTGATTTTCTCCACACATTTCGCATTCTAATTGTTGTTTGTAATTGCTAAACCATTCTCGTAATTCTTGTTTTCTTTTTTTTACTTTATCGCAGGATTTTGGTTTGTTATTGGCATACCATTTTCTTCTTGCTTCCCTCCTTCTTTCTTGATTGTTGGGATCTGATAACCATTCTTTTGACGGCATTTTTATTATTCAAAGTCTCCTAAACTATTTATAAGTTTTGGATACTATACTTGCCCTGGTAACTCAGTGGAAGAGTGCTTCGCTACGAACGAAGAAGACGGGGGTTCAAATCCCTCTCAGGGTGCCATTTCAAATCTAAATATCAACAGAGGTGTGATAGGAAAATGGAATTAGTAGAACCAAATTCAACTATACTAGTTCTGAACAGTTCTTACGAACCACTACACTTCACTAATTGGAAACGTGCAATTGTTTTGCTCTTCAAACAAAAAGCAAAACTCATCTCCAAGAGAATTATTCGTTTGGTAAATTATGTGAAAATTCCATTTTCCTATGGAAGATCCGATTACCCAACGAGAGCACTCATCTATAAACGGGATGACCACGAATGTCAATATTGTGGGTCTAAAAATGATCTTACAATTGATCACGTAGTTCCTCGTTCTAAAGGTGGACAAGATACTTGGGAAAATCTAGTTGCTTGTTGTACTTCTTGTAATCTTAAAAAGGGGAATAGTCTTCTTAAAGAAACTAATATGGTTTTGAAGAGAACACCAGAATCTCCAATTAGCCGAATAGTTCTTGATCTTCAGAAAACAAAAGTTTCTGAATGGAAAGATTATTTGTTTCAGTAGGACAGATTCAGAATTGGTACATAGGGCTTGACGTATTACGGAAAATGCTCTAATATATAAATTGTTAGAGGTTGAGTCCCTGTTACATCCTTATGAGGTGTACCACACTCAATCCATCATCGTGGGGAAGTGTAGTGGTTGCACAGGAGTCTCATAAGCTCCAGGTTGGTGGTTCGATTCCACCCCCCGCCACCAGCCCTTGTACTCCAACGGTAGAGAGGGTGGACTTAGAATCCATACAGTGTAAGTTCAAATCTTACCAGGGGCACTTGACAATCAAACTTAAATAGTTCATGATTGTCTCATGCGGATTTAATTCAGTGGTAGAATGGCTGCCTTCCAAGCAGTTCGTCAGGGGTTCGAATCCCCTAATCCGCTCTGAACCTTCGGGTTCTTATTCCCCAATAGTTCAGTGGTAGAACTCAAAACTGTTAATTTTGCTGTCCCTCGTTCGAATCGAGGTTGGGGAGTTGAAAGGATTGGAAATGTCCGATTCTTTCAAATTGGTTCTGGGTGGAATTCCCAGCAGTTCCGTTAGGGACTGTCCTTTGTAGGTTCGATACCTACATCTTCCTTATGGGAGATAAGAACGGCTACTGGAAACCTTCGTAGGTGCCAAATACCCCTTCTGGTTAAGGCTGGAAGAAGTAAAGAGTGGGAACATAGGTAAAGTTCTCAACACCTACCTCATCTATCGGTAGTCTAGTGGTCAGGACAGGCAGACAATGCACTTGGAGTTCGGGTTCGATTCCCGACCGGTAGACCTAGGGCGATTAACTCAGCGGTAGAGTGCCTCCTTTACACGGAGATGGTCACTGGTTCGAACCCAGTATCGCCCACTTGATAAATACTTAGAAAAAGAGTATAATGGAAAAACTGTTTAAACTCTTAAGTGATGCTCAGGCATCACTTTTTGTTCTATTTCATAAAACTTGGGTCTATCACTGGAATGTTGTTGGAAAAGATTTTCAACAACTTCATACTCTTTTTGGTGGTCAGTATGAGACTATCTTTGAAGAGATTGATAGACTCTCAGAACATATGAGATACTTGAATGTAAAACCTTTGAGTAGTTTAAATCGTGTTCTTGAGGTTTCTAAAATCAAAGAAGCATCAAGTTCTGCGAATGCCGAAGCAATGATTTCCGATCTTCTTCAATCAAATATTGATTTCTGCGATATGATGAGTAAAATATCTGAAGAAGCAGAGGAACAAAAGTCATATGCCACGGCAAATCTTGTTCAAGATTTAATGGAGTCTCATGGCAAGTTTGTTTGGATGCTCCGTTCATTTTCAGATACTGCATCAAAGAAAGTTCAAGAAGAAGTAGAACAAGAAATCGTTGAAGAAACAATTGAAGAATAATTGAAATTATGGAAAACTTAAAAATTAGATGTCGTTCCTGTAATAGGGAATTAGAAGGACATCCAACAAAAACAATATCGTGTGGTTGCTCAAATATGGCAACAATTCGTGGAGATAAGATTTCAGCACTTGACTTATCTCAAATTGTTATGCTAAACTCATTAAAGAAAAATCAAAACAAAGGTGTGTTAACTTCTCAAGATATTGCTTGGCAAGAAGCACGTCGTCAACGTAAAGTAAGACGACTTGATTTTGAAGTCCGTTGAGGACTTAATATTGGAAAGGTGGCCGAGTGGTTTAAGGCGTTTGTCTTGAAAACAAAAGAGGTGAAAGCCTCCGGAGGTTCGAATCCTCTCCTTTCCGTTTTACTTAAGATTTAATAATTTCTTCAACAGTGTTACGTATTGAACACAAAATGTTGACGATGAAAGTTCCAGAACTAGTATATAGTAGTACTACGAATCAAAAAAATGGATCAACACACCTATAATAATTGGGTGAAGATCAAAGAAACTTTTGAGACTTCTGGTAATACAGATAATATGTTCTATAAAAGAGCAGTTGAGATAGTCAAAACCCGTAGAGATCCTCTTGCAAAATTTCTTGGAGATGAGAAGTGATGGAACCTCAAGACGAATTTATTACTCGTTCAGAAGTTCAGGAGATGATTGATGCAGCAATACGACGACACAACCGTAATGCTTCTATCATTAGTATGTGCGTCGGTTGGGTGGTTCTTGCTTTATTTGCTGAAGGACTACTGAGACTGATTGGAGTCATTCCACCTTTACTGCCATGGCTCAAAATCACTTTGAACTAATAGGTATAGTTTTTCTATTAGTCTTTGCTGCCACGATGTTCTATCAGGGAACTTGTATCTTAAGAGGACAACGTGGATACTCTCTTCGTGATTATATGAAACAAGACAGCAACAATATGCGTAAAAGGATAGAAGAACTATTAAAGGACAAATGACAGAGGAAGATTTAGAGGAACTACTAAAAAGAGTTTTAGAACAAAAGATGAATGAACTTTTTGAAGAACCTTCTACATACGAGGACGAAGACGATGAATGACCGCATCTATACAGCACTCACAATTTTTGGTATAATAGGATTGTTAATCATTTGGTCCCTTAATCACGCATATCCACAATGAGTCAATCAAACATTAATTTAATAGTTGAAAAAATACTCAACAGACTAGGTAAAACTAATATTATTAGTTTGGGAGATTCTCATTCTTATTTCTACAAAAATATAGATAAAATTGAAATAAAATGGATTGGACCTGCACTTGCGTATAATATTAATAAAGATGTTTCTAGTAATAATACCAAGTCAAAAATTCTTGATATTTTAGACCAGAATGATCCATCCAAAACAGCAATTATACTTTCTTTGGGGGAAATAGATTTACGTGTTCATGTTATAAAAAGAGTAGAAATAGAAAATATATCCATTGAAGAATCTTCTATACGAGTTGCAGGAAAATATATTGAAATGATTGAATATATAATTCGAAGAGGATATAAAGTTCTCATAAATGGTCCTCACGCTAGCGGTTCTGTTTATGATCCAGTTTTTCCAACTTATGGATCTATGGAAAATCGAAATATTGCAACTTTGGCATTTAATTCTCATTTAGAAAAATATTGTGAAACAAAAAAAATTCCATTTATTTCCTTATCTGATTTAGTTATAGATCCAAATACATATCAAACTAACCTTGATTTTATTTTAGATGGTTGTCATTTAAATGCTGCTCCAGAATTACAAGAAATATGTCTTTCTAGATTTCTTAGTAAATTAGAAATTTATAACCCAGAATTATAAAATAATCAGTAAATAGTAATGATTTTCCACATCGTAGAAGCACTCGCAGCAAATCCATTTTTCCTTTTCCTCTGCGGGTGCGGGTTGACAATCGTTCCTTTTGCTGGTATTATGTTTATACACCGAACTAAATAATGGTAAACCGGGGTGTAAGTCAGAGGTAGACGGCTTGCTTTGGGAGCAAGAAGACACTGGTTCGATCCCAGTCACCCCGACTCATAAAATCACTTTATGAAAATGAACCAAGAAATCGAAAAACTTCCATCCTTTACAATTGAAGAGTTTCAAGCAGATTTTGATAATCTTATGAATAGAGTAGAAAACGGAGAAACCCTACTCATTAAAAGTCAACACGGAAATGCAGTAATGGTTCCTTACAAAGAAGTGGTTAGTATATGTAACGAAGCAAATGTGGATCTTGAAGAGATAGTTAAGATTCACACAGACCACGAAGAAGGGTCTTGACGAAGGGTTCCAAATCTCCTAAAATGATTTGGTCTTAAGGGACCGTTGCTTATTGGTTAAAGCCGTCGCCTTATAAGCGGCAGAACCGAGTTCAATTCTCGGCGGTCCTACTTACTCATAACTTTAATAAATAGTTATGAGTTATATACAACTTAATATGCCACGAAAAAGAAAAACATCAGCAGATTGCGATTTAATACGAGAGTATCAACGCAACTGGCTAAGAGATAAACTTAAAAATGATCCAGAGTACAAAGAAAGACACTATGCAAATAAACAAAAAAGAGCAGAAACAAATAGAAAACTTTTAAAAGAGTTAAAAGAAAATTCTCCTTGTTCTGCTTGTGGGGAGTATCATCCAACTTGCTGTATGGATCATCATCATTTAGACCCTTCTGTAAAAGAAAAACAAGTTTCTAAAATGATTGAAGCAAACTCTTGGACTAAAATTCAACAAGAGATTGAAAAGTGTATTTTAGTATGCTCTAACTGCCATCGTAAAATACACGCTGGTTTATTAACGCTCGTTTACCCATCTGGTTGAAGGGACCGATCTCATAAATCGGCAGAGGTCAGTTCAATCCTGACAACGAGCACTGGACACTTACCAAAGCGTCCTACTTGACTTTCAAACATCAACACACTATAATAACAAGGTCAACAATCAAAACAATGACTCTCACTTCTAAATTCAAGAAAGACGTTCAAACCCTTCGTGGTGCAGCAAATGGTGATTTCTACCTTGATGTAAAGAACCCGAAACTCTACAAAAAGGTTCGCCGTTACTATGAAAATGAAGGTGTAGTGTTCTCTGGTGATCCTCTTGATGACTACGAAATGCTTATGGAATATGTTCTTGCCGATCTTGAGTCTGTCGAGGTTGCATAATTAGTTAAATAGTCACGGATGGACTTTAACAGCACTGGTCGGGAGCAAACCCCTAATGTCAAAAACAAGTATCTTGCGATATCTTGGAAACCTTCTCCTTATAATTGGTTATCAAACTATGTTGTGGGGAGATTTTAAATATGGTTTAATGTTAAAAGTTGTTGGGGGATTACTCACAGTACCTTTTGCGATTAAACTTAAACTTTGGGATGTATTATTTCTATGTGCTTTCTTTGGTATTTCCGAGATATCAAAGTTATCCCAACTTTTCTTTAGTCCTGGAATGACTTAAAACTTATACTGGTGGAGTCAAATATGACCCTGTTTGGTTTCTTGCTTCCTCAAAGAGCAAGTGGTGCGGATGGGACTCTCTCCCGCCTGGTTTCCAATTTCCAGTCAAAGAATTGGTAGCGTGCATGAAAGACCTATAGGAGAGTTGCATAAACTCTCCTTTTTTAGTATAATAAAATAATAATAAAAAAATTTATGAAACCTACTATTGAAGAAGTAAAAACTTTTTGGGATAATAGACCTTGTAATGTAAATCATTCTAAAAAAAAATCGCACTTCAAAAGAATACTTTGATGAAGTAGAGAATAAAAAGTTTTTTGTAGAACCTCATATAAAGTCTTTTTCTAAATTTAATGAATGGAATGGAAAAAAAGTTTTAGAAATAGGTTGTGGACTAGCAACTGCTGGAATTAATTTTGCTAGATATGGGGCAGAATATACAGGGGTAGAACTTTCAGGGGAAAGCCTTGAACTAGCAAAAAAGAGATTTGAAGTTTATAATCAACGGGGAGAATTTTATCAAGGAAATGCAGAAAATCTTTCTGACTTTCTTCCGAAAGAAAATTATCATTTGGTTTATTCTTGGGGAGTAATCCACCATACTCCACATCCCGAAAAAGTAATCAAAGAAGTTAGTAAGTATATGAGTAAGGATGGTGTATTTAAGTTGATGATGTATGCATCTGAGTCCTGGAAGAATTATATGATTAGTATTGGACTCGATCAACCAGAAGCACAATATGGATGTCCTATTGCTTATACATATACTGAAGAAGAAATTTATGATTTACTTTCAAAAGATTTTGATGTAATTTCTATAGAAAGAGATCATATTTTTCCTTATCAAATTGAACCATACAAGGAAGGAAAATATATAAAACAACCTTGGTTTGAAGTTATGCCTGATGAGATGTTTAAAGTTTTAGAAAAAAAATTGGGATGGCATTTATTAATTACAGCGAAACTTAAAGGAGAATGAGTATGAAGATTGGAGTAATTGGAGCTGGGAGACTTGGAATTTGTTTTGCTCTTCTATGTGAAGCAGCAGGATATGATGTTTTAGTTTCTGATATTAGAGAAGATTATGTTAATGGTCTAAATGACCGTAAGATCACTACAAATGAACCAGAAGTAGAAAACCTTCTTCGTGTTGCTAAAAACTTTAGAGCGACTACAGATAATAAAGAAGTAATTCGTGAGTGTGATTTAATTTACACACTTGTCGCAACTCCTTCACTTGAGGATGGTTCTTATGATGTTTCTGCTATTTGGAGTGTAGTAGAAGATATTAAAGAAGAAATCGAAGTAAATCCAAAGAAAAAATATTTTGTTGTTGGATGTACTACTAATCCTGGTGACTGTGAAAACTTTAAAAAGCAACTTCCTTCCTGTGTAAGTGTCTTCTACAATCCAGAATTTATCGCACAAGGATCTATTATTAACGATCTTCGTACCGCTGATATGGTTCTTTTGGGGACAAATCCTTTTGAAGATAATGACAGAATTGTATCTGAGATTAAAAAGTTGTATGATAAAATCCAGACTACTCGTGCAATAGTATGTACGATGTCAACAACCGCAGCAGAAATAACTAAGATTGCAATTAACTGTTTCCTGACGACTAAAATTAGTTACGCAAATATGCTTGGTGATGTTCTTCATCATTCTGGTTGTGGGGATGAAGTTTCTGCTGTTCTGAGTGCTGTAGGAACTGATAGTAGAATTGGCAGAAAGTATCTTGGATATGGATTTGGTTATGGTGGTCCTTGTCTTCCAAGGGATAATAGATCCTTTGCTGCATTTGCTAAAAGGGTTGGACTGGAGAATAATTTAGGATCAGTAACTGATGAAATTAATAATCAACACGCAGGATTTATTTGCGATTATTATGAAAAAATGAATTCTGATAGAAAACCTTTCTATTTTGAATATATCACTTACAAGAAAGGAACTGATATTCTTACTGAAAGTCAGCAATATCGTTTATGTATTGATTTACTAGATCGAGGACATACTGTTTACATTCTTAATGATAGTAGAGTTACTCCTCAAGTCTGTGATTACTTGATGGGAAAGTATGGGGAAAAGGTTAAATTTGTTGATGATAAAAAATATGTTATTGAACCAATTTTTATTGTAAATCTATGACAACAAATAGTATTAGTTTTCCTTATGTAAATGGAACTGAAATTCCAGTATCTGAAAACTGCTTATATCTAAATTCATCCTGGGTTCATTCATCAAAAGATGGTAAGTGGGATACGCATTTTGTTTGGGAACTAAATGTAATTCAAAAATTTGTAGATCAAATTCAAGATAATTTTGTTATTTTGGATATTGGAGCAAATAATGGATCATTTTCACTCGCAGCAAAATTTTATCCAACTACTCATTGGTTTTGTTTTGAACCAGACTCTTGGACTTGTGATAATCTTAGAGAAAATTTAATTCTCAATGATATAGAAAATGTATTCATAAGTGAATATGCATTATCAGATAAAGTTGGAGAATCTATTTTAAATATATGTCATTCTCACAGAGGACTTAATACCCTTGGCAAAAATATCGTGAGATTTAATAAAGAAGATTCTTATGAGTATTCGGTAAAAACCACTACTATTGACAGTTTATTTCTTAACAAAAGAATAGATTTAATCAAAATAGACACGGAAGGATCAGAATATGATATAATTAAAGGAGGATTTGAAACAATAAAAAAATACAGACCAAAAATTTTACTTGAATATAATCCAAACAATATAGAACAGTGTGGGCACAGTCTAGAACAATTAAATTCTCTTATTGAAGACTTAAATTATGAAATTTTTTGGTCGGATGGTCGAGAAAATATATTTATTCAGTCGAGGTAAATTGTGATTAAACATTTGAATGTAAAAAATTTAGATGAAATTAAAAATATTTTAGATAGTATTAATACCGAACAATATTCTTTGGTTAATTATGTTTGGACTGAATATGGATTTTATCCAACATTTTTTAATGAACTTTTTATTGAGTTTTTTAAAAATGTAAAAAGACCAATTATAGGATTTTGTTTTCCTGGACAAGAAGTATTTTACGAACCTCATGTAGATATTCTTGTTACCCTAACAAATTTTATTGATACAACTAAGGCTTATAAAAATAGCCAAGAAACTGAACTTCTTTTAAATAATTTCCAGTCAATTCCTGATAGAGGAAGTGCTTTTTGGTCCACCCTTAGAAATTTTGATGAAGACTTATATCAAGAATTGTTTTCTAAGTATGAGTTTCGGAATATTTTATATCCAATTGGAAAAGATCTTCATTGGAAATTGGGATGGCCTCCTGGTCCAGGATATAAGTATGCTGAAGGTGTTGATGGGGAATGGTATTTTCCATCTTGCAAATATTATGAACAGGGAGTTCAGTATTATGATCTTGATTTATGGAATCCCAAGTTCTCGAAGTGTGATAATTTAAATATTGGCAAATATAATACGTTTTTTGTCAAAAATAGTTGGAAGACTAGAAATTTTAGATCGGAAGATATTAATGAATTCTTAGTTGGTAATAATGGAATTTCTGGAAATTTTGCACTTGGGAGTGTTGAATTTGATTTATATGCTAAGGTTATTAATTTTCATATAAAAAATAAAATTAATTTAGTTATAATTAATGATCTTGTTAAGTTTCCTGTTGTTGAAAATGAATACATAACCTATATTGATATGGTCGGATTTTTAGATGTTAAATTATTTTTGACGATAGTAGATAATTCCGATAATTTTATAAACACTGGTACAAGTCCTGGAGATTTAGCTGCGTATTATTGCAATACAAATCAAGTAATTGTTGGAGATGAGTTTATTCAAAATAGAACTCAATTTTCTGACGTTATTCTTGGAAAGAGAAATAAAAAAGTTTTTAGATTTCATAAAGAAACCAGAAATTATGAAGAACTATTTTTATTTCTAAATGAAAATTCTTTGTGAGTCTAAACATGAAAATAGCATTAATAACGGGTATTACGGGTCAAGATGGATCTTATCTTGCAGAATTTCTTTTAGATAAAGGATATGAAGTTCATGGAATTATTCGTCGTTCTTCGATGATTAATACTGATAGAATCGATCATATTTTTAATAGAATTAAACTTCATTACGGTGATCTTAGTGATTCTACTAATATAATTCGAGTAGTTCGAGACGTTCAACCTGATGAAATTTATAATCTTGGTGCTCAAAGTCACGTAAAAGTTTCTTTTGAAACTCCTGAATATACAGGTCAAGTTGATGCTTTAGGAACTCTTCGTGTTCTAGAAGCAGTTCGTCTTCTTGGTTTAGATAAAAAAGTTAGAATTTACCAAGCATCTACTTCTGAGATGTTTGGTAAGGTACAAGAGATTCCTCAGAAAGAGACTACTTCATTTTATCCACGTTCTCCTTATGGTTGTGCCAAACTTTATGCATATTGGACTACCAGAAATTATCGTGAAGCATATGGAATATATGCCTGCTCTGGAATCCTAGCAAGATGAACCTGATGATTATGTAATTGCAACTGGAGAACAATATTCTGTTCGTGAATTTGTTGAAGAAGCAGCACCTTACTTTGGTATGGATATTGAATGGCAGAATGACATTTATGGTAATGAAGTTGGTATGGATAAAAATACTGGACTTGTAAGAGTCATTGTTAATGAGAAATACTTTAGACCTGCTGAAGTTGATACCTTATTGGGTGATGCATCTAAAGCAAAGGCAAAATTAGGATGGGAACCTAGAACTTCTTTTAAAGAACTTGTTAAAGATATGTGTCTCAATGAAAAATGATTCTAGGATATTAGTTGCTGGTGCTAACGGAATGGTTGGATCTGCAATCGTAAGAAACCTTGAAAGTGAAGGTTATACGAATATTATAAAGGGGACTCGTCATCTTATAGATTTTACAGATCAAGAAGAAACTGATTCTTTCTTTAGACTTGCAAGACCTGAATATGTATTTTTAACTGCTGCAAAGTGTGGTGGAATATTGGATAATATTAACAATCCGGTGAATTATTTGTTGGATAATCTAAACATTCAAAATAATGTAATTTCATCTTCTCATAAGTATGGTGTTAATAAGTTAATGTTTTTTGCTTCTTCCTGTGTTTATCCTAAAGAAAGTCCTATGCCCATAAAAGAAGAAAGTCTAATGATGGGTAACTTTGAAAAAACGCACGAGTTTTATTCGATTGCTAAAGTGTCTGGTATTAAACTTTGTGAGGCATATAGAAAACAATATGGATCTAATTTTATTTCTGTGAATCCTTGTAATATTTACGGTATAGAAAACAAAATTGATTCTCCTAACGCACATGTAATGTCTAGTTTGATTTATAAAATTTGGAAAGCAAAGAGAGATAACATTCCTCAGATTGAATGTTTTGGTGATGGATCTCCTAAAAGAGAATTTTTATATTCCGATGATCTTGCTGATGCTGCAATTTTTCTAATGACTCAAAAAACAGATTCGTTTATTAATATTGGCACTGGTATTGAAACTAGTATTGTGGAGATAGTTGACTTGATTTGCAATATCATCGGATATGATGGTAAAATAGTGTGGGATACTTCAAAACCAAATGGAGCAGCAAGAAGAGTTCTTGATGTTAGTAACTTAAACTCTTTGGGGTGGAAACCAAAGACTTCTTTGAAAGAAGGTATTGAAAAAATTGTTGATTATTTAAATAGGAATTATGTCTAAATCTACTTGGCCGTTGATGGAAAATACGATCACACTTTCTGATCGTCTTAAAATGGCACTGTTTCTTTTAATGAGTGATAAACTTACCAATGGACCAAAGGTTCGGGAATTTGAACAGAAATGGTCTGAGTGGTTAGGTGTTAAACATTCTTTATATGTTTCAAGTGGAAGTACAGCAAATACTTTGTTAATTTCTTCAGTTAAAGAACATTATGGATTGCAAGATGGAGATAAAGTTCTTGTTCCGTCTTGTACTTGGATGACTAATATTGCTCCTGTAATTCAGGCAAATCTTCAACCTATTTTTTGTGATATTAATCTTAAGAATTTTTCTTTTGATGTTGATGAGTTGAAATATATTGCATCTGAACATCCAGACATTAAAGCAGTATTCATTACTCATCTGATTGGACTTTCTTCTAATGTAGAAAAGGTTCGTGAAATCTTTCCGAATGCATTAATTATGGAAGATATTTGTGAGTCTCACGGAGTAAGGGGTCCAGATGGAAATAAACGTGGAATAAATTCTGTAGGATCAACTTTTAGTTTTTATTTTGGTCATCATATTACAACAGTTGAGGGTGGGGTTGTTTGTACTAATAATACCGAACTTTATGAGTTGATGAGAATGAAACGTAGTCATGGAATGGCACGAGAAGCATCTCCTCATATGTTTAAAAAGTACTCAGAAGAAAATCCAAATATTGATCCTACCTTTTTGTTTATGACTGAAGGATTTAACCTTAGAAATCATGAGGTTTGTGCTGTTTTAGGACTTTCTCAATTAAAGAGGTTAGATAGTAATATCCAAATTCGTAGAGAAAACTTTAAATATTGGTGGGATAGGATATTTAAGACTGAAAATTATTTTGTTCCTGAATATCAGATAGGAAATAGTAGTTTTTGTTTTCCTATTATTGCTAAAGAAAAATATAAAATTTCATTAATGAAAGAAGAATTGAAATCAAGTGGTATAGAGTATCGTCCTATTATTAGTGGAAATATTCTTTTGCATCCTGCATTTAGTAAATATAAACTTTGTACTCAGAAAGAAATACCAAATGTTTCTATACTTCATCAAAACGGAGTATATGTTGGTAATAGTCAATTTGTAAATAAAGAACGAATTGATAGACTAATCTCAATAATGGGTGTATAATAATATTAATAAATACCAAAAAATCATTACTCATTTATGGAGGATTGAATATGAGTCAATATAAAAAAACTGCTTTAGTGTGTGGTGCTGGTGGTTTTATTGGAAGTCACATGGTAAGAAGACTTAAAAGTGAGGGGTATTGGGTTCGTGGTGTTGATGTAAAGATGCCAGAGTACTCCGATACTGCTGCAGACGAATTTATTCTTGGTAATCTTACAGATTCTAGACTTGTTGATCGAGTTGTAAGATTTATGGGATACGGTAGAAATTTTTATACTTCCGTTCCTGAAAGATATCAAGAACCATTCGATGAAATTTATCAGTTTGCTGCTGATATGGGGGGAGCAGGATTTGTTTTTAGTGGTGAAAATGATGCCGAAATTATGCATAATTCGGCAGCAATTAATCTCAATATTCTTGAGTCTGTAAAGGAACTTAATTGCTCTAAAGATACGAACAGGACTAAAATTTTCTATAGTAGTAGTGCTTGTATGTATCCAGAATATGCTCAGATGGATGTTAATAATCCTGGTCTAAAGGAGTCTGATGCTTATCCTGCAGGACCTGATTCTGAGTATGGATGGGAAAAACTTTTTTCTGAACGTCTTTATCTTGCTTATAATAGAAATCATAAAATTCCTGTAAGGATTGCTCGATATCATAATATCTTTGGACCTGAAGGAACTTGGACTGGTGGTAGAGAAAAATCACCTGCAGCAATGTGTCGTAAAGTTGCTGAACTTTCTCCAAATGGTGGAGAAATTGAAATCTGGGGTGACGGAGAACAGACTCGTTCTTTCCTTTATATTGATGAATGTATTGAGGCAACTCGTCGTCTGATGGATTCAGATTTTCTTGGTCCAGTAAATATTGGTTCTGAGGAAATGGTTACTATTAACACCCTTGCTGATACTGCTGCTAAAGTTGCAGGAAAAGAAATTACTAAGAAACATATTGACGGTCCTCTTGGAGTTAGAGGTCGTAATTCTAACAATGATCTTATTCGGGAAAAACTTGGATGGGACTATTCTCAATCTCTGGAAGAAGGTATTCGTAAAACCTATGAATGGATTGATAAGCAAGTATATAAAAATAAAATGATTCATCATCCAGTTTGATTATGAAAAGAATTTATTTAATTAATACTCCCGAATACCCTAGTTTGGGTACTAATTATCTTTTTAATCTTAAATTTATAAATACGTTTTCATATCATGGTTTGGAATGCAATGAAATTACGGATTTTAGTACATTCAATCAATTAGAAGATTCCGAAGATCAAATTTTCTTTTTATGTGATAACTTTTACGATCATCGTAGACCATCTTGGAAGGAAGACTTTAAATTTCTTGCAGAAAAATTTTCAAAATCTGTTTGGATTTTTTGGTCTTTCCATAATGTTTTAAGTATTTTATATGAAGATGATTTATTTCCGTTTAAGAAAAGTATTTTTACTGGAGAATATTATAGAAACCCAAACATTGATGTGTTAGGAAAAAACTTCGAATACTATATTAATTTAAAAAATTATGTTCCTCTTCCATTTTCTGCAGGAAAACATCCAGATACTTTGGAAGAATTATGGAGTAAAAGAACAGATACTCATGATTGTGGATTTTGTGGGTGTCAATATAAGGTAGATTGGTCTAGAAAATTGAGTGAAAAGTATAATTGTTTTATTCATTATTATCCACCTTTTCTTGATGAAGAAACTAGACTTCAAAAAGTTTTTCTTGATTCAAAAATTTGTCTTGGATTTAATTCAGATCATGCTGTCGAAAATGGTATGCCTACTGAAAGAGTTTTTGAAGGAGTTGCTTATGGGTGCGTCGTTCTAACTGATTGTCCTATGGCAGTGGAAGCAACCGATGGTGCCGCAGTTCTTGTAACAAACTATGCAGAACTTGAAGAAAAAGTAGAGTATTATTTAAATAATGACAACGCAAGATTAGAAAAACAAAAACAAGGAATGGAATTTGCAAAATCTAAAGGAACATATTATAGTGTTGTTGGAGATTTTTTAAAAACTATTCATGAAATTTATAAGGAGAAAAAATGAATCGAATTACAGATTATTCAGAACTTGAAACACGCATTGTTTCTTGGTTAAAAGAATATGCCGAAAAATTTAATATTAAGTCATTCGTAATTGGTGTTTCTGGTGGAATTGATTCTGCAGTTTCATCGACTCTTGCTGCTAAAACGGGTCTTCCAGTTTATGCTCTTGGGATGCCAATTCTTCAAAAAGAAGAACAGGAAACACTTTCTGACGCACATCTTGAATGGTTGCAAGAAAACTTTAGTAATGTTATCATACAGAAGTATGATCTTACTAAAGTTTTTGAGACCTTTAAATACACGATGAGAGAATTTGGTACTGATACTCACGCCCTTGCAAATACACGTTCTCGTATTCGTATGGTAACGTTATATCAGGTTGCTACCTCAGTTGGGGGTATTGTAGTTGGTACTGGAAACAAAGTTGAAGATTATGGTGTAGGATTTTATACTAAATATGGTGACGGTGGAGTTGATGTTGCTCCTATCGCAGATCTCTATAAGACTGAGGTTTGGGAACTTGGCAGGCATTTTGGTGTAGATCAACGCATTATTGATGCTTCTCCTACTGATGGTCTTTGGGATGATGGAAGAACTGATGAGGATCAAATTGGTACATCATATAAAATGCTTGAGTGGGTGATGGAAGATGGATTAAACCAAGATCCAATGTTCTTGAATGGAGAACAAATAACTGCAATTAATGCGTATCAAAAATTTAATTCCCAAAACAAACATAAGATGTTATCTATTCCTACATTTAAACTGTGAGAAACAAAAAAATATGATCGGATACAATAGACTTGGGACAAATGGTAGATTTGGAAATCAATTATTCCAATATGCTTCTTTAAGGGGAATTGCTGCTAAACATAATTATGAATGGTGTATTCCTCCAGATGATTATGAAACGTATGCAAATTATGGAATTTTTCATCCATTTAAATTGAAACATTTGAAGAATACTGGAATAGTTTCATATCCAACAAAAGAAGAATCCTTTTTTCACTTTGATGAAGATCTATTTGATAATTTTCCTGATAATCATAACCTAGATGGGTATCTTCAAACTGAAAAATACTTCAAACATATTGAAGATGAAATTCGTGAAGATTTTGAATTTATTGATGATATTCTTACTCCGTGCAAAGAATTTATTGATCAATATAAAAAAATTATTTTTCTTCATGTCCGCAGAGGTGACAATGTTGGTAGAGAAGAATATCACCCAGTTCCACCTTTAGAATATTACAAAAAATCTTTGGAGCATTTTGACAGTGATTCAAATGTTCTGATATGTTCCGATGATATTGAATGGTGTAAAGAACAAGAATTTTTTTCTGATGATAGATTTTTACTGCCGGATGATTGGATTAAACTATCTTGGTAAAATGGGACAACTTGGAAATCAGATGTTTCAATATGCGGCAATAAAGGGAATTGCTGCGAATAAAAATTATGATTTTTGCATTCCAAATCATAATGAAGTTGTTGATGATGGTTTAGGGAATAAACTGAGAATAGAACTATTTGATGTTTTTGATTTTCATGTAGATAAATTTGGATTTTTAAATACACAAAAACATTGTCAAGAATCTGAATTTTCTTTTGATGAAAATTTATTCAATAATTGTCCTGATGATTGTTGTTTGATCGGATATTTTCAGAGTGAAAAATATTTTAAACATATATCGAATCAAATTAAAAAAGATTTTACCTTCAAAAAAGAGTATATAAATTCCTATAACGAAATTAAAAATTTATTTGATGATCCAATAGCACTTCATATTCGTCGTGGAGACTTTCTAATTAATTCTGAAAATCATTATAATTTATCTTTAAATTATTATAAAAATGCATTAGAAGAATTTGATAAAGATCGACAGGTTATTATTTTTTCAGATGATACTGAGTGGTGTAAAGAACAAGAATTATTTTCTGATGATAGATTTTTAGTTTGCGAAACTGGAAATTCTTATCTAGATCTATGCATAATGTCTAAGTGTTCTGACTTTATAATTGCAAATTCTACGTTTTCTTGGTGGGCTGCTTGGCTTTGTGATAATATGGATAAGGTGGTAATATATCCTAATAGGTGGTTTGGTCCGAATAACCAAGATAAATCTACTAAAGACTTATTTCCACAAGAATGGAGAGTTATTAATGAAGATTGATTTAAAAGATGTAACATTTATTATTCCGTTAAGAATTGATACTGGAGACAGGTTAAGGAACGTTATATTGACTACCTCTTATCTCTTACATCATTTTGATACAAATGTTATAATTAAAGAAGTTGATTCCGAGCATAGGTTTGAAACTTATGCTTTACCTATTATTCAAAGACTTGTTGATACTCAAAATTTAAACCATGTGTTTGAGGATGATACTAGAACTGATGATGCGTTTCATCGTACAAAAGTTCTTAATGACATGATTTTAGATGCGAAAACTAAAATAGTTGTTAACTATGATACTGATATTATTCTTCCATTAGACAGTTATATTAAGTCTGTTGAAATGTTAAATGATAATTATGATGTTGTTTATCCATATAGATTTGGTAATCATGGGGAACGAAAGGTCACTTTAGACTTTACAGTTGAAACTCAGGATGATATGGATAATTTTGAGAAAAAAATATTTGTCGATAAATTTATTAATTCTGGATACGATTCTGAATGTTTTGATAATACTTATTTTTATTATCAAAGTCAATTTGGAGAAGGATGGGCTGAATATGGTATGGTTCAATTCTTTAATAAAAAAGTATACGTTGATGGATACTTAGAAAATGAAGGGTTTATAGCATATGCTCCAGAAGATGTAGAAAGATATCATCGTTGGAAAACATTAGGATATAATATAGGACGAATAGATAATCATGCATATCATTTAGAGCATCAAAGAACTCAAAACTCTTGGTATCATAATCCTCATATGCAAAATAATAATTCTTTATGGGAGTATCTTAAAAATCTTTCAAAAGAAGAATTGGTAAAGTATTATGAAAATCAAGATTATGTTAAGGAGAGAATAAAATGAAATTAGTTTATATAAATTATTCTGACCTTAATTATAAAAAACATCAAGAAGATCTTATATCCCATGTGATTGGTAATAGATTATTTGATGCAGCTATACCTTTTACTAGAGAATGGTTAACTGAAACTAATTTTTATAAGGATAATAAAAAAATCCTTGATAAAGATCGTCTTGCTGGGTATGCAATATGGAAACCTTATATTATATTAGAAGCATTTAATCTTATTGAAGAAGGCGATGTAATAGTTTATATGGATTGTGGAGACATTCCTTTTCCTGGAATTAGACAATGTGTTTATGAATATATGAAAACAAACGATCAATATTTTCTATCTCAAAATCACACGGGTATTCATAAATTATTTACTAAAAGAGATTGTTTTTATTATATGAATTGTGACAGTGAAAAGTATTGGGAAGCAATTCAATTGGAAGATGGATTTATGGCTTTTAAGAAAACGGAATATAATATTCACCTATTAAATGAGTTCCTTAAATATTGTTGCGACGAAAGAATAGTAACCGATATTCCAAATGAATGTGGATTGGATAATTTTGATGGTTTTGTAGATCATAGGCACGATCAAAGTATTATAACTAATTTGCAGTTAAAGTACGATCTTCCGAGAGTTGTTGGTCATACTGGAGTTAGAAATTTTATTCAGTGGAATACCCTAATACATAAGAATGGTGAAGAGTATTCAAATGGGTCTTATAATTGGGGAGAAACTGGATGCATAGTATAGTTCTGACCGTTCATAATAAAGATTGGTTACTTTCGAATGTTCTTGATGGAATAGTAAAAAATACTATTGGAGATTATGAATTGGTAGTGGTCCTAGACGGATGTACTGATAAATCTGAAGAGGTGTGGGAGAACTTTATCAGTAATAATTCTTTGGTTAAAACGAAAACAGTTTATACCCCAGATGTTTTTGAAACAAAAGCAAATAATGCTGGATTAAAGGAATGTGTAGGTGATAAAGTAATCATAGTTCAAGATGATATGGTTATTAAAGAAGATGGGTGGAATAAAAGACTTGAGAAACCATTTGATGAATTTGTCGATGTATTTGCTGTAACTGCTAGGTCTGCTTTTAATTATAGATTTAATCAAAATAGTCAACACATTCACTTATCCCCAGAAGAAGACTCTAAAATAGATAATTGTTGGAGTGACATTTTTGAATATGAATCCCATATAAATCGAGATGAAGGTCTAAGTAGAAATATTTTTGCAGTAAGAAATAACGTCAATAGAGGTCCACTAATGATTGATCATAGTGATTTAATTGTATTGGATTATTTTGATGAAATTTTTTCTCCACAAGATCAAGATGATGCTGATTTATGTTATAGAGCATTTAAACACTTAGGTAAAGTTGTGGGTTCCTATTGGATTGATTATGATTGTGATAATGCTTGGGGTGGAACAAGACCGGATGGAAAAAATCCTGCTCCTTGGTTACTTAAGGCACACCATAAAAATACTAGAATAGTTTTTGATAGACACAAAAATATTATTCTAACAGAAAGTCATGACGAAAACAGGGTATTAAAATGAATGACATAGAGTATTTTCATAATATTGTAAAACAAAAATTTTATAAACGTGAAAAAATTTTTTTAATACAAATTGGAGCAAATGATGGGTCTGATGAAAATTTCATGGAGGATCCTGTGAGGGATCTAATAAGAAATGATGTCAGAATTTTTTCAGTTTTGATTGAACCACAAAAAATAGAATTTGATAAATTAAAAAATAATTATTCCGACCAAAAAAATAGGATTAGTTTTTTAAATGTTGCTATTTCTAGCACTGATGGCGAGATAAAATTATATAAAAATATAGATCCTAAAGGAACTTCGGGACACTCTACCCTTCTTTTAAGGCAAAATGATTCATATACTCTTTTTGATGAAAATCATTATGAGTTGGTAGATGGAATTACAGTTTCTACTCTAATGAAGTCATGCGATTCTTCGGTAGATGTTTTAGTAATTGATACTGAAGGATTTGATATGGAAATTGTCAATCAATTTATAGATCAAAAAATATATCCAGAAATAATTTATTTTGAAAAACCACATCCCAATCCTAATGATGATAGATTAAATCAAGTTAAATGTGGATTTGAGGAATTAGATAATCTGTTAGACAGATTGCAAGAAATAGGTTATAATAACAATATTCTTTTAGGTAACGTTTTGTGCGTTAAATTAGATTAAATGAGTAACAATATAAATTTTTCCAAAGTCTTTAAAGAAAATTTTTATCAGAAAATGATTTCTCCTGCAGGAAATAACCCTGTAAGAAATCGTTCTGATAGTTTTTTGAAAGTATTTGAAATTTTAGAAAAAAAGAAAGATAAAAATTTCTATATCGTTGAGACGGGAACCACTAGGGCAGATCACGGTCATCTTGCATTTGGTGATGATGGAGCATCAACTTACATCTTTGATAAGTTTATAAATCATTATGATGGCGAAGTAAATTCTGTGGATATTAATCAATCAAATGTTGATTATTGTAAAAGTATAGTTTCTGATAAAACAAAAGTATTTTGTTCGGATTCTGTTAAATTTTTGTGGAGTCTCCCTAAAAATAAAAAAATAGATTTTCTTTATTTGGATTCATATGATATTGAAAGAGAAACACCTCATCCATCACAACTTCATCATGTAAAAGAACTATGTGCTTCAATAGATAAATTAAAGAGTGGATCTATTGTCGCTGTAGATGATCATGATGCTTTCTTTACCGGTGGTAAAATTGGTAAAGGTAATTATGTAAAGGATTTTATGGATGACATTGGAGCTACCCTTGTTTATGAAGGATATCAAATAGTTTGGGTTCTTTAATCAATGTCATTACCTAATTCGCACTACATTAAATTTGCAAAAAACATCTATTCCCAATGCGGAGAAGATGGAATTATCGAACAACTCTTTAAAGATCTTGATATTGAAGATGGTATTTTAGTCGAGTTTGGTGCTTGGGATGGAATTTATTTAAGTAATATTATAAATTTGTGGAAATCAAACGATAGGTATAAAGCTATTTTGATAGAGTCTTCGGATGAGAGAGCAAAAGAATTAAAATCAATCACAAAAAATATTTCTAATGTTGAGTCTTACCATCGTTTTGTTAATTCATCTCCTAAGCATATAGATAGCATTGATAATATTTTAGATGAATCATCATTTAATCTTAACGAAGATAATTTTCAATTAATGTCTATTGATATTGATAGTTGTGATTATGATATTTTTAAATCATTATCTAAACATTTTCCAAAAATTATAATCATCGAAACAAATACAAATTACGGATTAAATCAAGATTATGTATCAAACGATAATGGATCCTCACTTCACTCTATAAACGAAATTGCAAAAATAAAAAAATATACTTTAGTTTGTCATACTGGGAATGCTATTTTTGTTAGAAATGATTTAATGAGTAAATTGCCACAAAAAGATTTTTCTATAGAAACTCTTATTGTTAATAATGAAAATGTGGTTACTTTACAATCAATTAATTCCAAAGGTAATATACGGAAAAAAATAAATTGGTTGACTGATGACTATAATAAATTTATAAAAAAAACTAAACAAGAATTAAATAATGACTGACATTTTTTTAAAAGCATATCATGGTGGTTTGGGAGATAGTTTGCAATTTTCAACTCTACCCGAACAATTTGCAAAACAACATGGAAAGAGAACTTATATTCTAGAGAGTGCTCCCTTTAGAAATCCCGAGATTTATGATTTAGTATGGGGGAAAAACCCTTACGTGGAGGGTAAAAAAGAAGGAGTTTGGAATGCTGGAGATATTCCAGAAATTTCATATTCTAATTTGATGAATAATACTATTTTAAATTGGGAAAAACTGCATGGTTTAGAACCAATTAATACGCATCCAAAAATCTATTATGAACCAGAAAATCATAAAGATGTAAAAGATATTTTTATCGTAGATTTTAGTTGTATTAGTATTGATTATGATAAAAATCAACTTGCGAATATTTTGTCTGATTTAAAAACTGAGTATCCGGATAGAAAATTTCTTTCAGTTTATTTTACAAAACAAGTTTCTGATGGAAAACATAACACATATGATGTTGGGTTTGATGGTTATATTGAAGTTGAAAATATTTTTAGGTATTGTGATTTAATTTCTTCTTCTTATGGATTAGTTTCCTTAAGTAGTGGTGCCAGTCATTTAAGTTCTGCTCTAAAAGAATATTCTCCAGATCTTAAGAGTATTTGTGTAATACCTCAAAAGTGGTATAATATCCATAAAGAACGTGGACTTTTTCTTTTTGATAACATTGAGTATTTGACTTACTAATATGAAATTTTTAATCACAGGAATTACTGGATTTGCCGGTCCTCATTTGGCAAATCTATTACATCAAGAGGGTCATGAAATCTATGGATTGATTAGACGCACGAATGGAATGGAGAGTGATATTCGTGATGTTGTTCGAGATGAAGTTTATACTTCAATTACTTTCTTATATGGAGATCTATGTAATTATAGATCTACGAGAAAAGTTTTTGAAGAAAATAAATTTGATGGTGTATTTCATCTAGCGGCACAATCCCATCCTCCAACCAGTTTTATTGATCCTATCGGAACAATGGAAACTAATGTAATGGGAAGTGCAAATCTAATTCAAGTAATTCAGGATCATCAACCTGAATGTAAATTGATGTTTTGCTCTACATCTGAAGTTTATGGAAATGTGGGCCAAGACGGTAGAGAGATTCATTGGGAAGATACTATTTTCCCAGCAAATCCTTACGGAGCATCAAAGGCTGCAACGGATCTTTATCTCCAAGAAAGAATGCATAATGGATTTATTAAGGGATTTATTACTCGTGCATTCTCTCATACTGGTCCACGTAGGGGAAGGATATTTTCAATTTCTTCTGATGCCTATCAAATTGCTAGAATAATGAAGGGTTTTCAGGAACCTATTCTTAAAGTAGGTAATCTTGAGACTACTCGCGTTGTAATGGACGTTCGTGATACTGTTCGTGCATATTATCTTGCAATGATTAATAATGATGTTGTTAATCATGTGTTTAATATTTGCGGAGACACTCCTCGTAAGATGCAGTTCTTTACTGATAAATTGATTGAGATTTCTGGATTAAAAAATGTAGAACAAAAGATTCATGATCCTTTCTGGAGACCTCATGAAATTTATTATCAGCATGGAGATTCTACCAATCTGGTTGAAATGACAGGATTTAAGGAAGAATATTCTATTGATAAAACTCTTGAAGATCTATTAATGTACTGGTATAATAAAATTTCATGACAAAGGTATTTGTTAATGGAACCTTTGATGTTCTTCATCCAGGACATCTTGCATTGTTAAATTATGCAAGATCCTTGGGGGATTATGTTGTTGTCGGAATAGATACAGATGATAGAGTGAGAGAGAAAAAGGGTCCTTCTAGACCAGTTAATGGTGAAAAAGATAGGAGGATTATGTTATTAAATTTAAAATCAGTTGATGAAGTCAAATTTTTTGGTACTGATGAAGAACTTGAAAATTTAATTAAATTAGTTCGACCAAACATCATGGTAGTTGGATCTGATTGGAAAGATAAATCTATCATAGGTTCTTGTTATGCGGCAAAACTTTTATTTTTTGATAGAATAGATGAGTATTCAACGACAAAAACAATTCAAAGTATTATTGATAGGCGATAGTTGTGTAGACGAATATGTCTATGGAACTTGTGAAAGATTGAGTCCTGAAGCTCCAGTTCCTATTCTTCAGCACAAGGAAACAAAAAGATCTTTAGGGATGTCTCATAATGTTTTTTTAAATCTTTTATCATTTGGAGTTGAATGTGATTTCCATACAAATAATCCCGAACAATTAATTAAAAGGAGATTTGTTGATTTAAAATCAATGAATCAATTATTAAGAGAAGATATTGGAAATTCCGTTACTTCAAAACCAATAGAAATTACTGAAAATTATGATGCCATTGTAATTTCGGATTATGATAAAGGATTTATAGATCCAATATCAATTAAAAATATTTGTGAAACTTTTAGTGGACCAATTTTCGTAGATAGTAAAAGAAAGGATCTTAGTATATTTCCAAATGCCATCATAAAAATAAATCAATATGAAGCAGAACATGTAAAAATATCAGATTCTAATGAATTAATCGTTACTCATGGTAAAAGTGGAGCATTTTATAATGGAAAACATTTTAAAGCACCTCATGTAGATGTGTATGATGTAACTGGTGCTGGTGATATATTTTTAGCATCGTTGTGCTATTTTTACTTATCCAATAATAATTTTTATGATACAATACCAAAATGCATAATCTTAGCAACTAAATCAGTTCAGCATTTGGGTTCCTATATTCTTACGGAGGAAGATATAAATGAAATATGTAATTGATGTTGATGGCACAATTTGTGATAAACCTGAGTGTCGTGATGATTGTGATTACGACACTAGTATTCCCAAAAAAGATAGAATTGATAAAATAAATAAACTATACGATGAAGGTCATACAATCGTATATCTAACAGCTAGAGGAATGGGTCGATATAACGATAATGCAGATCTAGCAGAACAAAGTTTTTATTCACTAACTGCAGATCAATTAGAAAAGTGGGGATGTAAATATCACAAACTTATTCTAGGTAAACCCTCTGGTGATTATTACATTGATGATAAGGGAATAAACGCAAATGAGTTCTTCAATTAAATTTGTCCCCAAAGGATGGGGATTTGAAAAATGGATTGTCAATACTGAAGAGTATTGCGGTAAACTTCTTTACCTTGTAAAAGGTAAAAAATGTTCTTGGCATTATCATAATCTAAAAGATGAAACTTTTTACATTCAGAGTGGAAAAATTCTTTTAAAATATTCTGATACTGATACTCCAGAATTTGAAATTATTTTAGGACCTGGAGATAATTTTCATGTTTATAGAGGTTTAAGGCATCAAATGATTGCTTTAGAGGATACTGAACTTTTTGAGTTTTCTACTCAGCATTTTGATGAAGATAGTAATCGGGTATCTCCGGGTGATTGAATATTATGGATAAAAACAAATCAACGTACAAACTTAAAAATATTGGTCCAATATATTATCTAAATCTTGACGGTCAACAAGAAAGGCAGCAGTATATGGAGGACCAATTTAAGTATTGGGAAATTGAAAATTATACTCGCATATCTGCTTATGATGGTCGAGAAGATGATCTAAGTGATATTCTTTCTGGTCGTTATCCTGAAATGATGACTTCTGGTGAAATAGGATGTGTAACATCTCACTTAAAAGCAATTAAGTATTGGTATGAAACATCAGATTCTCCCTATGCAATTATTATGGAGGATGATTGTAATTTAGATCTAGTTAAGTATTGGAATTTTACCTGGCAAGATTTTTATTCTCATGTTCCTTACGATTGGGATGTAGTTCAAATTGCAATTATTTGTACCGGTGACTTGCATGTAAAACTTCATAAGAGATTTGTAAATGATTTTTCTACTGCTTGTTATTTGATTACAAGACATCACGCAGAAAAACTTATCAAGTTTCATGTAAAGGGTAATAAGTATCGTTTAGATAATGGAGTAAAACCACGACCAGTTGCAGATGATTTAATTTACAATTCAGCAAATACTTACTCAATTCCACTTCTTCTTTATAAAATTGAATTGGGTTCTTCTATTCATCCAGAACATATTGATGCATTTCATAGGGGAAATCACGATGCATTGCTTAATTACTGGCAACAAGTTGGAGCACAACTAAAAATTGACGATTTGATGAATTATGATCCATATCTTGGAAGAATCGTTGAAAATACGGCAGGGCAACAAGAATCTTGACAAAATCTTAACAAACTGTTAGGATAAATACGTTCTGGTGGCAAGACCTCAAATACTTGTTGAGTCACTGAATAAACGGAGTTATGTCGAAACTCCTTACATCCGCAGGAAAACTCTGCGAGAAAATATAGAGGTACTTATGTTTAAATCCGCTTTCGCAGCAACCCTTGCTGCAACTCCACTAGTCGCTGGTGCTGCGTTCGCAGAACCCTATGGGACTTATGGACCTTATGTAGAATCTCAGGTTACGAGCATCGCACAGTTCTCTGATGTTCGTCCTACCGATTGGGCATATCAAGCACTGAGCAACCTTGTTGAGCAATATGGTTGTGTTGCTGGTTATCCTAATGGCACTTATGGTGGTGGTCAGTCAATGACTCGTTATGAGGCAGCTGCTCTTCTGAATGCTTGCCTGGATCGTGTGACTGAAGTTACCGATGAACTGAAGCGTCTTCAGGCAGAATTCGCACAAGAACTTGCTGTTCTTCGTGGTCGTGTTGACGGTCTGGAAGCAAAGGTTGGTCAACTTGAGGCAACTCAATTTTCCACTACGACTAAACTTCGTGGTGAAGCAACCTTCGTTCTCGGAGGTGTTCCTGGTTATGATACTAAAACCGATGTTAGCACTCGTACTGCTTTCAACTATGATGTTCGTCTGAACTTTGACACTTCGTTTACTGGTAAGGATCTGCTCCGTACCCGTCTTCGTGCTGCTAATTTCAGCACTGATCCCTTTGGTTCTTCTTCTTCCCTGTTCAAACTGGACAAGGCAGATAACACTGAATCCCAAGTTGGTGATACTGTAGTTATTGATCGTCTGTACTATCAGTTCCCTGCTCTTACGAAAGGTCTGACATTGACTGCTGGACCTGTTGTTCGTAACACTGAAATGGCTTGGATTCCTTCTGCTTATAAGTCAGAAATCCTTGATTTCTTCCAAGTTGCTGGTACTCCTGGTGTGTATAACAAGGCAACTGGTGCTGGTTTTGGTGCCCTCTGGCGTCAACCTGGTAAGCAAGGTTTCATTGCTGGTGTAAACTATGTTGCTCAGAATGGTGACGATAGTGAAACTGGTGTCTTTGATGAAACTGGTGCTCTGAATACTCTGGCACAGATTGGTTATCGTGGACAGAACTGGGGCATCGGTGCTGGTTATCGTTATGGTACTGAAGGCACCCGTGTTCGCACCTACAACGGTCTGAACGGTTCTTCTGGCACTCTGGTTCCTGGTCAAACCTCTAGTGGTTATGCCGTGAATGCTTACTGGCAACCTACTCAATCGGGTTGGGTTCCTTCTATCTCTGCTGGATATGGTTGGAACACTGTAAGTGGAACTGCTAGTGCTGCTACCGATAGTGAGTCGTGGTTTGCTGGTCTCCAGTGGGCAGATGTATTTGCTAAGGGTAACTCTGCTGGTATTGCTGTTGGTCAAGCACCTACGGGTGAAGACCTTGAAGATGCAACGATGCTTGAAATCTTCTACAAGTATCAAGTGTCCGATAATATCAGCATCACTCCTGCTATCTTCTATGCTAGTGACAACCAGCGTCTGAACGACAATGCCTCCAAGTGGGGTGGTGTAATCCAGACCAAGTTTACTTTCTGATCATCTGAAAGTATAATAAACTGGGAGGGGGAAACCCCTCCTTTTTAATGCGGAGAAATTAAATGTATGATTATTGGGTAGTAACAGAAAAATCTACTGGTAGAGTAATTGCTCATTGTGGTGATGAACAAGATGCCAGAATGATGTTTGAATTTGATCCTCATAATAGAAGTTATAGAAAACAAAAGTTTATTATGGATCAAGTGATTGATATTACTTCCACTATAGATAAGCAACTTCCTGGCCAAGTAGGACTTCCTGCAGGAGAGGTTGAAAGACTTCAAGAATTTAAAGTAAAACTTCCTGAAGGTGAAGGTCATCCAATAAATATCAGTTAATCAAAACCTTAACCAAATCTTAGTGGACTTTAATTTGCATCTTTAGTACAATTACTTACGAAGTCGTTATTTTTACTTCACTTTTTATGAAACTCAAAAATTTTATTGCTATGAGTCTGGTCGCTGCTCCTGTTGCGGCACTTGCTGGACCTCCTATTAATGGTGCTGGTGCAACCTTTCCTGCACCCATTTATCAACGATGGTTCCAAGATTATGCACGAACTTCTGGGAGTAGGATTAATTATCAGTCCGTTGGTTCTGGTGCTGGTGTTCGTCAATTCATTGCGGGCACAGTTGACTTTGGAGCAACAGACGAACCCATCAAATCCTCCGAAGTAGCAAAAGTAAAACGTGGCGTCGTTCAAATCCCGATGGTGGGTGGAACGATTGCCGTTGCTTACAACAAACCTGGATGTACTTTGAAACTCACGCAGAAGCAAACTGTTGATGTGTTTGCTGGACGTA